CGTATAAATCCAAATGTTTTGGTAAAAGGGAGCTTCGGCTCCCTTTTTTTTGGATTTTTTTATTAAACTGATATACAATCAAAGAACTAGGATTATTAAATTGTTCTATCGACTGACCTAGCAGACAAGCCGATACTATAGAACTTATTTCCGAGGAGGAAATTATGGCGAATTCAACATTTAGTGGACCAGTTAGGTCCGAAAATGGTTTTAAAACCATTGATACAAATACAACAACAGGCGTAGAAACAGATGGATTGGTAATCAATTCAGATGGTAATATTTTTACTGATGCTGGTGCGCATACTCAGTATGTAGCAGCAACAGGATATGGTCCTGCTGACTTTATTGTAGGTAAAGGTGGTAGCCAATATAATACTGTTGATCCGTTTACTTCAGGACTTTCAGAGTTATTTCCTTTAGGCAGTAGATTACTTTATGGTAATACTGTTTATGCTTATGGTAGATTAGCAGCAACTGCTGTAACAGCAGGTAAATGTGTAACTCACGCTGCTTCAATAGCACATCACTTTGATTTAACTCCAACCGCAGGTGTCGCTGCTGGTGAAACTGCAATTTCAGTTGAAACCGCAGGTACAGACATTACGCTAAATCAATACGCTAATGGTTATCTATATGTAAATGATGCCGCTGGTGAAGGTCAAATGCTTAGAATTAAATCTAACCCAGCACATGACCATTCAGCAGATCCATCAATAGTTATTACTTGTTATGATGATTTAGCAACTGCAATAACAACATCTTCAAGAATTACATTAATTCCTGATCCACGCAGTGGGCAAATTGTTCAAGCCGCTACCACTACAGGCGCTACACTAGGTGTAACTGTTGTCGATATGGCAGCAAGTGCTTATGGTTGGTTTGCAGTATCAGGTCCTCAAGCTGTATTGACTTCAGGAACACTTGTTGTGGGTAACCATGCAGTTCCATTAGGCGCAGCAGGAGCAGTTGGACCAGCCGCTGGAGATGTTATCCAAGTAATCGGTACAGTTATGATAGTTAACGTAACTACTGATTATTCCTTAATCAACCTTACAGGTATTATCTAGGAGCATATAATGGCTAGATCAGATGTAAAAGCGGTCACTATAACCGCAGACACAGTAGCCTTAGATGCAGATGGAATCTCCGCAGCAGCGAGTGTCGGAAATAACGCAGCACTTACTATAGGTGGTGCGTTAGCTGACGGTGGTTCTGTCACACTCAGTCATGGGAGGGTAGTTACTATCCTCTCGGCTGGGAATGACGCAGCTAAATCGTTTACAGTTACAGGAACTGATGTTAATGGGGATGCTCAAACCGAGTCCATTACAGGTGCTAATGCTGGTACAGCTACTGGTACTAAATACTTTTTAACTATATCGGGTATTTCAGCCGTTGGTAATCCAGCAGGTAATGTTTCAGCAGGAGTTAATGGTTCAGCCGCAGATGTTATATTTGCAGGTAGAGCTAGACTTAAAGGAATTTATCTAACCAGTACAGCAACTGCAGGTACTGTTGATTTCTTAAACACTTCTCCTTCAGGAACAAGTATTATGGGATTAAGTTCTGTTGGTGATGCTGATGCAACAAGAGATGTAGTTATACCAGATGAAGGCGTAGTGTTTTCTGCAGGTATCTATGTTGAATATACTGTATCAACATTTTTAACTATGACAGTCTTTCACGCTTAAAAAATTGCTACTAAAAAGTAGCGTAACTCACTTTATTTATAGTACCCTTACAAAGGGTGCTATAACTATTTAATTAAAAAGGTAACAATATGCCAATGAAAAAAAACGGATTGAAGAAAAAAAATATGGGATACATGGGTGGCGGAACAATGATGCCAACTGCTCCTGTAAGTTCTATGTATCGTATGGGTGGTAAACTTTATATGGGTGGTGGTAAAACTATGGACAGCACTATGTCTTATAAAGACGATGTTCAGAAAAAATTTGGTGGTGGCGGTATGACTGAACCAGCCATGAAAAAGAATAAAATGATGGGTGGTGGAATGAGCAGAGGTTTTCTTAAACAATCTTCAATGTCTCAACCTGATCGCCCATTACCAAGAGGTAAAAAACGCAGAGGAGATATTTAGTTTACCAGTAAATATTTTTTACAATGAGAAGAAAAGAAAACCCTATACGCAAAACAACTACAGGTAAGGGTGCTAACTATCGATCTACCAAGTCTGGTGCTGGTATGACTAAGAAAGGAGTTGCAGCTTATCGCAAAGCAAATCCAGGTTCTAAGTTAAAAACAGCAGTAACAGGTAAGGTAAAAAAAGGTAGTAAAGCTGCAAAGCGTAGAAAGTCTTATTGTGCAAGGTCAGCAGGACAACTTAAAAACAGTTCAGCAGAAACAAGAAACGATCCTGATTCTAGAATTAGACAGGCTCGTAGAAGATGGAAGTGTTAATATAGGATAATTATGGCAACTAGTGGAACAACAACATTTAATCTAGACATGAGTGAAATCATGGAAGAAGCCTATGATCTTTGTGGTTTAGAGTTGCGTTCAGGATATAGTTATAGAAGTGCTAAACGAGCACTTAATCTTGTATTTTTAGAATGGCAGAACAAAGGACTAAATCTTTGGACTATTGAGCAAAGGTCAACAACATTAATTGGTGGCACAAGTAGTTACACAGTAGAGTCAGATGCATTAGATATTGTAGATGTTTTTATTAGAACTGATGCTGCAAACTCTAACAAACAATTTGATCAAAGACTTAATCGCATTTCTAGAACTGAATATGCACATCAAGCCAGTAAACTTACTCAATCAAAACCTACACAGTTTTTTGTAGATAAAGACAGCGACTCAGTTAAAATAGTTCTTTGGGCAACCCCAGACTCCGATCAAACTTATACACTTGTTTATGACTATATAAAAAGAATAGAAGATGTTGGAACAACTGCTACATTAAACGCTGATGTGCCTTCTAGGTATCTTCCTTGTTTAACTTATGCTTTAGCATACAACTTAGCTTGTAAGTCACCAGAAGCTCAACAGAGAGTTCCTATGATACGACAGCGTTACATGGAGCTATGGGAAGAAGTAACTGAAGCTGATAGAGAAAAAGCTCCAGTACGATTTGTTCCAGATGTTAGTTTTTATAATTAAATGTATGCACAAGGAAAAAAAGCTCTAGGTCAATGTGATCGTTGTGGCTTTTCATATAAATTAAATAATTTAAGATATGAAATTGTTGATAGTAAAAGAAATGGTTTGCGTGTATGCAATGAATGTTTTGATCAAGATCAACCACAACTTAAATTAGGGAAATTAAATACAAGTGATAATCAAAGTTTATTTAATCCAAGAGTAGATACAGGAGAAACTGAGTCAACAAGATATTTTGCATTTAATCCTATTGGAGGTGGTATTACTGAATTTGGTTCTTCTACTATGGGTTTAGATATAACAGCTAAAATAGGAACAATAACAGTGAGTACATCATGAGTTGGACATATACAACATTAAAATCAGCTATACAAGATTATACGCAAAACACAGAAACAACATTTGTTAATAATTTAGCAGTAATAATTACTCAAGCAGAACAAAGAATTATTAAATCTGTTGAGTTACCAAACTTTAGAAAAAATGTTACTGGCTTTTTGTCTACTGGAAATCAATACTTATCTACTCCTAGTGATTATTTATATCCGTATTCTTTAGCTATAATTATAGGCAACAATTATACTTATTTATTAAATACAGATGTTAGTTTTATAAGAGAAGCATATCCATTAGTTACTGCAACAGGCAATCCAAAACATTACGCACAATTTGATGACAATACATTTATTGTTGGTCCAACGCCTAATGCAAATTTAACCGCAGAATTACATTACTTTTATATACCGCAATCTATATCAGCTTCATCTGATGGCACAAGTTGGTTAGGAACAAATGCACCAGAGTTATTACTTTATGGTTCTTTAATAGAAGCCTACACCTTTATGAAAGGCGAACCAGATGTAATGATTAATTATGAAAAAAGATTTCAAGAAGCATTACAAAGACTTACACTAGAATCAGATGGATATAATAGAAAAGATGCCTACAGGGATGGACAAAGAAAAATTAATGTCTAATGAGCCTATAGCAGAATTAGAAGGTAAGAATGTTGCAATAGTTGCTATGGGTCAAAGTCAAATAGATTTTCACTTATCACAAACACACAGCGTAGAATTTGATGAGATTTGGGCAATCAATGCAATGATAGGTGTGTTGCCTAAAATAGATAGAGCTTTTATTTTAGACCCAATGAGCAGATTTTTAGATACTGAAGATGCTGGAACAATGACACCTATGATGCGTAAACAATTACCTAAATGTAATTTTCCCATTTATACCTGTGAATTAGATACCAGAGTTCCATCTGCAATAGATTACCCTATAGAATCAATTGTTAATGACTTAGGTTGTTCTTATTTCAATAATACAATTCCTTATGCAATAGCTTATGCTTTGTGGAATAGAGTTAATAAAATTTTTCTTTTTGGTATAGATTTTACATATAAAAATAATATGCACTTTGCAGAAGCAGGTAGGTCTTGTACAGAGTTTTGGCTATCTAAATGTATTGATGCAGGTATTCAAATAGAAGTAGCTCCTAGATCATCTCTGCTTGATATGGATATACCAATGCAAGAAAAACTTTATGGATACCATAGACTTAACGATCCTAAAATAGCTTACCAAGATGGTCCAAACATGAGTGTTTGCAAATTGTCAGAAGTAACAATAGAGCCTACACCTAAGCCAATTGGTATAATAAATAGAAATGATTTAAAATTAAATTCTGTAGAACCAAACAAATATTAATATGTTTTCATTAAAAACCGATATTACAGTAGGAAATTTAGGCGTTACCACAACAGATAATGGTGGTCATAGCATAGACACGATTGCAGAAATGGCAACAAACAAAATTGTTTCTATTAGTGATAAAGCTGATCCTATGATTAAAGCACAGGCTCACGCTTTTAAAGATAGAACAAAAATGGTTATTACATAC